TCTTGAGCCAGTTTCGGGCGTTGCTGACTTTAACCCCGTTTTCGGTGGCTTGGAGTTAAGCGTTGCCGACTATCAAACCAAGACCGCAGAGGCTTTGCTTGTTACTGCCGTTGAAGGTGCTTTGGTTGCTATTTATGGGGCTGAAAACATCAGCATTGTAAATGGCTAAAGCAAAGAGCATAACGGTTTCCAAATACCGCCCACGAAAGAAAGTGAGCAGAAAAGGGGTGCATTCAAAAAACAATCCACCGCAGAAAAAATACCGAGGACAAGGACGATGAAAAAAGCAACACCACTACCCGTTACATTTGATCAATTTTCAAAAAACCCCGTTGCGGCGGTTGCCTTTTGTATGTTGTTGGCCGTTTCCTATTTGTATTGGGATATCAAAACAAGCTATGAGGCGCAAATCAAAGATGCACGGATTGAAATTGCGGCCCTAAACAAAAAGATGGATCGCATGAACTATGCGTTGAAGCGTTCCGATTCCGCATTGGCCGCCGCCATCACCGAATTACGATTGATTAATGCAGTTAAAAAATTATGAGAATTTTGTATTACATAATCATTGCCATCATGGCCGTATTTGTGGTTGATATCACCACCATGCCCGCACGGGCCATACAAGCCCCAAAGAGCGATGATATTGACGCGTTGTTGGCACGGATGGACAATCACATCAACCACGCCGCAAAAGTCACGCAAATCGCAAAAGAACACACCGAAGCGATGGTGGAAGAAAAGGTGGTTGAAAAACAAGAATTGGAAACCAAAATGGAATTGTTGGAAACCGTGTGTGAGGTGTACGCCGTACCCGTTCCCAAATCCATGGATGATCTTGAATACGAAATGCGGGCCGATTCCATCCGCGTTTCCAATATGCAAAAACTGAATGAAAAAGTTGATTGAAATGTTCAAAGGCGATAAGGGTGAAATTTCATCCAAACGCGTTGTGGGAATTGTAGGTGCGTGCGTTCTATTCGGAACCATGGCGCACAATTCCATGTCTGATGTGAGCGTTGCCCCATCGCCCGAACTTGTGGCGGCAGTTGAATGGGTCACAATTGCTTGCCTTGGATTCACTTCAATTGACAAATTTGCCAAACCTTCAAAGGATGAAGGTTAACAATGTCCACCGGATTGAATGCGATTTCAAACCGCGTTTGGTGTTGCTGATTTCGGATGTGCATTGGGATAACCCCAAATGCGACCGGGCATTGTTGAAACGCCATTTGGATGAAGCGAAAGAAAAGAATGCCGACATTCTTTTCAACGGTGACACCTTTTGTTTGATGCAGGGCGCTTATGACCCGCGCAAATCAAAATCCGACATTCGCCCTGAGCATAATGTGAACAACTACCTTGATGCCGTCATTGGCACCGCCATTGATTTCTTTGGCCCTTATGCCGAATTGATCAAGGTGGTTGCTTATGGGAATCATGAGAGCAATATTCTGAAGCGTGCAGAAACTGATGTCATTGAACGCTTCGTATCGGGCATGAACATTGCTCACGGAACGGCAATTGAGGCTGGCGGGTACGGCGGTTGGATTGTGTACGAATTCCGTGATCAAGCACGCCATCGGGCAACATGGAAAATCAAGTATTTTCATGGCGCGGGAGGCGGCGCACCGGTAACGCTGGGGACAATCCAAAGCAACCGAATGCAAGTATTTGTTGAAGGTGCAAACATGATATGGCAAGGCCATGTACACAACGACTACGAATTGACATACACCGTTGAAGGGTTGTCGGTGATGACGCATGAAATTGAATTGCGTGATGTGGTTCATGTTCGCACAAGTACCTACAAAGAAGAATACAACAAAGGCAAGGGCGGTTGGCATGTGGAACGCGGCGCAAGTCCCAAGCCTACCGGCGGCCGTTGGTTAGTGTTGACGCCAACAATGGCGAATCACGCAGTCAAGGTTGTTGGCTATACTTACAAAGCGCAGTGAAAAAAGAACAATTGACAATATTGGCCGTTTTTATTTGGCTTTTGGCTGGGTTGTTATTTCTTGCCAAGGCAGCTGAAATTGGCAATTCTTTGCGCAAGCCAAAGCCGGTTGATTCGGTATTCATTAAACAAATGGACACGGTTCATGTTTTAGAAATTCGGCGCAAGGTGTTGCATGATTCCGTGATTGTAATCCATCAAAAATATGACACAATTTTCAAAATGCTTGATGCCGGTGGTGGCTTTGATACTTCTTGCGCAACCACACAGCGGCTTTTGTCAATGCACCGATTCATTGACAGTATCGCAGGTGAATGAATACTTGGCCAAGGGCGCAGAAGCCCGTGAATTGCTTTTGATTGCCAATGAACGCGCACAGATTGATTCGGCGCAAATGGCAATTCAATGGCGTCAGGTGTTGACCGCACGCGAGCAATGGCAAAAGGAAACAAAGGCAAAACGCCGTTGGCAGTGGTTTTCGGCCTTTTCTTTTATCTTTGGCCTATGGCTTACGAAATAAAACTTTTGCGCTTTTCTTCAGGAAAAGAAAGCACCCTTGGTGCCTTGTTCAAACTTGGCACCGATGAAAAAGGGGTGACGCATAAATTCTTGTGCTTCACTTTGGAAGATGAACACCGTGAAAAAAAGGTGATGCATGACACGCGCATTCCTGCGGGCCGGTATCGCATAACGCTTCGCACGGTTGGAGGGTTTCACGCAAAAACGCTGGCAAAGTATGGCGCAGGATTTCACAAGGGCATGTTGTGGGTTCGCGATGTGCCGGGCTTTGAATATATTCTGATTCACACCGGCAATACAGATGATCACACAAGCGGTTGCATTTTGGTTGGCGATTCAAGCCAGCAAAATTTGACCAAGGATGGATTCATTGGCGCCAGTGGTGATGCATACAAACGCATATACCCAGCAATTGCCGCCGCTTTAGAGGCTGGGCAGGAAGTTTGGATTTCAATTGTGGACTTGGCTTAAGCCAAAAAAAGGCCGCGTGTCAGGCGGCCCGGTGCTTTTGCGCGTGGAAGAAATAAGCGATTTAACGACTTGTTAAAATTACAACTTTGAATTCAAATCGGCAACCTTTGCGCTTGAATCAGTTGACCCAATGTCGGCAACTTCCTCGGCCGTTTGCATTCCCATCAAAATTTCGGGGGCATACAAGCGGCCAAAGAAAGCGGCGGCCCGGTATCGCAACATCAAATCAGGCATTGTGCGCCATTTGCTGCCTGCCTTTGTGGCCCAGCCTTCAGCGTTTGCCATTTCAAGCGATACGGTTGGCCCTTTTATGACATTGCCCGTTGCAAGTTCGGTGGCAACTGCGGTGCAGGTTTTGCCATCGCTTTCAAAGTTTAGTGCCGAAAAACGCCCGCAGCTGTTTAGGGCAGCAATGATGAATGAACTTGACCAACTTGGGCGGCCGTGAATTATGTGAAGGTTTTGCATCACCATCAAAGGGCTTGCGCCAATTCGGTGCGCCATTTCCAGCGCAACAAGTGTGTTTGGGATGTTGTTTTGGTACCCGGCAGGAATCATTGTTGATGCCGAAAGGGCTTTGGCAACGCGTTGTGCATGGTCAAAATTACTGATTGAAAGCGCCGTTGTTGTTTCTTCGGCCTGAAGGTTTGCGGTGGTGGTGATTTCTTTATTTTGCATAATTTGGCAAGGATAGTGGTTGTATTTGTTCAGGGTAAGCGGCCCAAAGGTCAAGCGCCTTGGCGGCCATGTAGGTTTGCAAGTTTTCTTTGTAGGCAATGCGGCCCATGTTGATTGCGGCATCATCCAGCACATAAATTGCAACGGCAAAAGGTGCGGTTTTTTCAACGGCAATAAAAATGAAGTCAGCGTGACTGCCGTGAATGGCGTGCCAAGCATCAGTGTACATTGCCGCCTGCACATGGTAGCGGTATTTGTACACGCTGCGGGCGAATTCCGATGCGCTGGCGTTGTCAGTTGTTTTCAGGTCAACCAAAACGCCCAAGCGTGTGTTGACAAAATCGGGGCGGCATTTGCACGGTGCTTGCGTGTCGGCATCAGTCCAAAGCAACGGCACTTCGGCTGCGCCATCGGTTTGCAGGATAAGGCGTGAAGCGGTTGGGTGATTGTGTACGGCGGCGGCAATGGATTCAACCAACTGCATTTGATCGGTTGTCAAAATGGATTTGCCTTCATTTTCGGCCGTGAATTGCTCAAAAAGTGCTTTGCCTTCCTTGGTGCGGCGGTCAAGCTGCGGCAACACTGCGAATTCATCGGCAAAGCGATGCGGTTCCAATGTAGCCATGTGAACGGCGCTGCCAATAAGCAATGCCGGTGTTTGCGTTTCGGTTTCGCGTTCGGGGTTCAAATAGCGTTGCCAATAGTGGGCGGGGCTTTTGTTGATCAAGTCCAAACCGCTTTTTGAAATGCGGGTGGTGTCTGAATGATATTCGTTCATGGTGTTGCAAATGTATGGTGTTTGGTTGTATGTTTGCAACCAACATGGAAAAAAACACAGCCAAGGAACTGAAAAAAGCGTGCATTGATAAGGGGATAACCATCACCGAATTGTGCCGAAGGGCTGGCGTTGACCGGTCAACGGTTGCACGCTGGGAAAAGAAACAACCGCAAACGCTGGAAATTTTGCAAAGGCTTTGGGTTGAATTGGGGCGCGTTGAATAATGAGGCACGGAAGTTTGTTTTCAGGCATTGGAGGCTTTGACCTTGCCGCCGAATGGATGGGGTGGGAAAATGTGTTTCATTGTGAATGGAACGATTTTGGCCAACGCGTTTTGAAACATTATTGGCCCAATGCCGAAAGTTTTCATGATATTACAAAAACTGATTTCACAAAATATGAAGGAACAATTGACATTATTTCCGGAGGTTTCCCGTGCCAACCATACAGCAGCGCAGGGAAACGAAGGGGCAAAGAAGATGAACGCCATCTATGGCCGCACATGTTGCGAGCAATTCAAGAAATTCAACCGCGTTTCGTTGTGGGCGAAAATGTTCGCGGACTTGTTAATTGGAACGGGGGATTGGTATTCAACGAGGTGCATTCTGACTTGGAATCTGCGGGGTACGATGTCGCGGCCTTTCTTATACCTGCGGCGGCAGTCAATGCCCCGCATGGGAGAGATCGGATTTGGTTTGTTGCTAAAAACACCAGCGGCATCGGATTCTATAACGGAAAAAATGAAGCCGGGAATTGGGGAAATCGGCAGTTTGAGCCAACAAGCAGTATCGGGCAGGCTTTTGAAACACCTTGCAATGTTACCAACCCCGACAGCAATGGACTCAACCAATGCAACGGCAACGATGAAATCAACCCAAGTGAAGGAGGGCAGTATGCATTCAATGACGCTGACAAGAATGATGGCGGAAGGGATGTTGCCAACGCCGAACGCAATGGATTGGAACACCGGAACAAAACCCGAAACCTACGAAGCAAGGAAAAAAAGACATGCAGAAAAGGGGGTCAATTTGCAAATGACATTGAGGCAAGCGGCCACAAACGAAAACCCAACTGGGACAACTTCCCGACTCAACCCCCGATTTGTGGCGGAAATGATGGGCTTCCCCGCGAATTGGACGGAGTTACCTTTTCAAAGTGGCGAAACGAATCAATTAAAGGATATGGAAACGCCATAGTTCCGCAAGTGGCTTATCAAATTTTCAAAACTATTCAAATTTCATTATGATAAAAATACAAGCAATTGGCAATCTTGGAAGGGATGCCGAAACAAAACAAATGCAAGACGGGTCAACAATGATTCGGTTTTCAATCGGCGTCAGCCAAGGAAAAGACAAGCAAACACAATGGATCAGTTGCGCAATGTTCCGCAATGCTGGGCAATCAACAGCGTTGGTTCAATACCTTACAAAAGGCCAAAAAGTGTACATTGACGGCTTGCCATCAACTGAAGTGTACAACGGTGCAGCATATTTGAATTGCCGCGTGAACACAATTGAATTGCTTGGCAGCAAGCAGGAAACAGCCCCAGCGCCTGCCCCAGCGCCAGCGGCCCAACCGGATGAACCTTTGCCATTCTGATCATGAGTGCATTTGATGATGTTGTGAATTCGCCCCGGCACTACAAAAAGCCCGGTGCCGAGATTGAAGCCATTGACGCCATGAAATCAGCGTTGGGCAAGGAAGGGTTCATTGCGTATTGCCGAGGCAATGCGATGAAGTACATTTGGCGATGCGATTCAAAAGGCAAAATGGCCGAAGATTTGCGCAAGGCACAATGGTACATTTCCAAAATTTTAAGCGATATTGCACCAAATTAACGATTGTTCATTGGTTATTAAGTAGCAAAAGGCCCCGGCAAAAGCTGGGGTTTTTTGTTGTTTACTAAAAAAATGCGGTTTTTTACTCACAAGGTGTTGCAAATATGCAACGCGTGGTTTTATGTTTGAAACCACAATGACACACATTGATTTCGTTTCACAAAGCCCATGGCCGCTGATGGCGGTTTCAATTGGGGCTGCGGCAATTTATTTTGCCATCAAGTTCATGCGCACAAGCGCCACACCAACAACCGATTGCCCGCATCAGGAAATCCCGCAACGCGACATTCCGCATGAGCATTTCAATGAATGGCAAAAGCACATCAGGAATGAAACACGCAAATGCGTTGGGTACTACCGTGGGAAAGGGGGCCGCAAATGAGTGTTGCAGCTTCTTTTGTCGTTATTCTTGGCGGCGTGTTGGCCATCGCCGTTGCACTGTATGAAAAGCGCATAAAATATTTGCGTTTGGAATTAAAAAAGCGCAAGTTCATTGCCAGCAACGCCGAATTCAAATCGGGATTGCTTGAAAAGGAAATTGGCGAGCGCGAAAAGGTTCACGAAATTCAGGAACAAATCATTGGCGAATACAAAAAGCGTGTGGCCGTCATGGAGGCGTACGAAGAAGCCCGCAAAGAGCGCGTGCGTGCCATCAAGCGCAAAAGTGCCGCCAAAGCCCGTGCAAAGAAAAAGGAGGCCGGCAAATGATGGCCGTGCGACCATTCCGCAAACCCGTTGACGGCGATTTGTATGCCTTTTGGGTACACCAACGCCGAATTGCTTGGGATGATTATTTTCAGGCGTGCGAAATGGTTGAAATGTATGGCAGCGTGCAAGCCAGTGGCAACAATTTTCGCCGTTGGTCAGAGCGTAAAAGCATTGCCAGCAGCAAGGCACAATATTTTGATTCGTTGATTGCAGCGGCCATTGATCCAACTTTCAATCACAACTGGGCAAGGGAGGGCGTTGAATTGTGAATTGCGTCAGTTGTGCAATCAAATGCACAAAAGCAGTGCAAAATGAGCGATAAAAGAAACATTGTAGCCCAAAGTGTCACACAATGCACATTAATTGTGACAAAATTTCAAACCAATTGACTATATGCAACCAAGTACAACAACACCAGCCAATGACCAAAAGAGTGCTGCAACATATAGTTCAGCCAAAGTTTTTGCAATCATTTTAATCTCACAAACCCTTTATTCCTTTTTTATATGAACGAACACGAAAACCCCGAACAATTTGCCAATCGCATGTACTTTGAAGCATTTGACCGGCTTGGCAGCAAAGGACGCGCATCAGAGGCCGCAAAATGGTGCATTGCAACATTGCTGCGCCAATCAAGTGAATATGGCATGTTGATTCACCACCCAAGCGGGTTGCGATTGTCAACTTTTTATTCCAAAGCCTTGGAAGCAGCGCACAAAAATCACTAAATTCACACCGTTGAACGCCCGGCATGCTTGACCGCACCGGGCCTTCGGCATTTTACACCAACCCAATTTCCAATGAACACAATCACATTGCGGCCGTACCAAGAAACGGCCGTCAACGAAACACGCCGGCACTTTTCAGAAAAGGGCAAGCGCGTCATTCTATGCTTGCCAACCGGCGCAGGCAAAACCATAATTTTCAGCCATATTGCAATTGCGGCTGCCAACAAAGGCAAGCGCGTGTTGATTCTGACGCATCGGCGCGAACTGTACAACCAAGCATTGGCATTCACTGTGCCGGGCATGACTGTGCAAATGGTTGAAACATATCACAACCGCATCAAGCGGCAAGAAGCAGACCCAAACAAGGATTGCGATTTGATGATCATTGATGAATGCCACATCGGCAATTTCAGCAAGGTATTGGCGCATTTTGATGGTTTTGTCATTGGCGCAACCGCAACACCGATTGCAAAGCCAGCATTGCGCACAATTTACCAAAGCATTGTTGTTGGGCCGCAAATTTCAGAATTGATTGCCGGCGGTTCACTTGCGGCATGCAAGCCGTTGAAAGCCGTTGGCGCCGTCAAAGGTTCCGAATTGGAAACCAAGGCGGGCGAATACACGGAAGCCAGTCAGCAAAAAGCCTTTTCAGAAACCGGCCGTTTTCAAGGTTATATTCGGCACATCGCTGGCGCTGAACAACGCAAGTCAATTGTGTTTTGTTGCAGCATCCAACATGCGATTGATGTGGCCACCGAATTGGCAAACAGCCGCGGTTTGCGGGTGTATTTGGCGCACAGCAAAATGTCAAAGCAGGAACGCGAATTGCAAATGGATGCATTCAAGGCAGATGGGCGGCAAAACGCCGTGTTGGTCAATTGCGGCATTGCAACCACCGGTTTTGATTGCCCCGACATTGGGCGTGTAATTGTATTGCGTGCAACCAAGTCAGTTGCCTTGTGGCTTCAAATGGTGGGCCGAGGTAGCAGACCGGCAACGCCTGATTTTGAATTGTGGGACTACGGAACCAACATTGACCGGCTTGGCTTATGGGATGCGCCCCGAAATTGGAAACAAGTATTTGAGCGCCCCGATTGGGTACGCAAAGCAAGTTTGGGAATGGCGCCATCAAGGCTTTGCAATGTTTGCGGCGGCTTCAGCAGCGCCAAAGCCCTTGTGTGTGAATGTTGCGGCGAAGCGTTTCCAATAAAGGTGAAACAAACGCCCGATGGCGAATTGGTTGAAGTCAAAACGGCATATTCATACGAAGGGCGCAGATTGTATGACCTGATGCCTTTTGAAGTGATTGTTGTGGCCCAGCTCAAGGGCTGGAAACAAATCTTTGTGGAACGCGTGCTGTGGAATATCAACCCGCGTGCTTTGGATCAGTTCTATTTGGCTAAGAAATACAGCGCAGGTGCTAAGGCTATGCGTTTGCAATTGGTCAAAAACGGCCCGCAGCCTTCAAACTTTGTCATTCGTTTTGCCGAACTTGCCAAACCATCATGAACACCGTCACACTTTTTCAACGAGGAATAAAACAAACAACCGGTGGCCAACACACTGACATCAATGCCATATTGGAACACATCAGGGTTGGCACTTGGCAGGATTTGGCGTTGGCAATTGCCGCAGAACCGGATAAAGAAAAGCGGCAAGAACTGAAATCGCGCGTGCCATATTTTACCCCATCAGGGCAGTTTGACAAACGCAAAAATGATGCGTTGATTGCCCATTCGGGTTTGATGGCAATTGATTTTGATGAAGTTGAAGAAATCAACAACGCCGCCGCAGTGCTGGGCAATGACCCGTTCACCTTTGCAGTTTTTCGCAGTATTTCAGGCCGTGGGCTTTGCGTTTTGGTCAAGGTTGATGCCAACAAGCACGCCGAAACATTCAACGCGTTGCAAGAATATTATTTCAAATTGTTGCGTTTGCCGCTTGACCCATCCGGCAAAGATGTGGCCCGTGCGCGTTACATTTCATTTGATCCCGATTTGGTTCACAACCCACAAAGCAAG